TATATTGCGTTGCGGCATCTCCCTTGATGTGGAAACTATCTGAACACATAATATTTCCCTTAAATTTATATATGGCTCGACCAAAATCAATAATTTTATAAACTTTGCCAAAAGTTGGTACTTTATAATATTTTCCATTGTAGTAATAATAAAGAAATTTGGCGTCCGTATTTTTATACATGATATTATTAGTATGAAGATCATTATGAGTAAAATCAAATAATTTTTGGTATACAAGAAGTATTATAATTACCTGAAAAAAACAAGATCGCCACTCCTCCATGCTAAGATCTGGCATAATGCTATCTAGGGTATCGTCCAATGCTTCTAGACAAATAATTTGTACAGGAAAATTAAATAATGTTGCATTAATGCAATCATCCGATAATGTAGACATAGAAAGACTCCCTATTGAAGACGACTCATCATAAAACTCTGCTCCGCTTGAGTCACAGGAACTTTCCGAGCTATGAGATGTATGCGAAGAGCGCGATGAGCAGGCGCTACTCTTGCTCGATGCAGTGCTACAGGGCGATGTAACTCCGTTGGTAGATATGTCCATAGTAAAGATAAGATTTTTTGTGATTTCTTGCACCCCAGAAATATCAGCGCTTTTCTTAAATAAATCTTTGAATATTGAATTATCTAGATGTTCGGTATGTAATGATTTTATGCTTTCCGTTATTTTTAATGGTTTTCTATAATGGCGTGTCTGTATGTCTTCGAGGAAATCCTCATAATTATCTTCTAGTTGGAAGGTAGCGTCTTTATTTTTCCGAAAAAAATCAGACTCATGCAAAAATTCTAAATCATCAATAATATTATATTTAAACTTATTTTTGATACCAAGGAAAGATCCATAAAAATCTGTTCCGTGTATAAACCGGTGTGTATTAAGAACTTGGCTAGATAGGAAAGAAAAGAAACCATCCACATATGCAGAGTTATTGCCATCACGAATTTTTTTGTGCCCCTCGTTTCCTTTAAAAGAAGGGAGGATATCTATGTTCATACCCTTATATTTTCCCGCTAGATACTTAACAGGGTCAATCAAGGGTGAGTATTTTAAGAAGGAAGGAACTTTTTTTTCTTGTGTATCACTTTTGACACGACATATCCACTTATTATCTGTTTCTTTCTTTATAAATCGACTGGCATGAAAGCGATTATTTAAATTTATATTGTTAAAATTTGTTTCTGATAAGCGAAAAAAGTTTTGGTAGATAGGTATATAATTTTGCATTTTAGTAATACCTTCTAAAGTTGTCGGGACTGCTGACTTTTTATTTTTGACATAACTGATCTCAAACATTAGATAATACTACATTCAAAGATAAAAAATTGTAATATATTGCGTATTTAACGTTAGTTTAAATTCTAAATGAAAGATAATGAATTTAGAATTGAAAAAATTTGATATGAAGGGCATTTCATTTAAACCTGATGAGACGTCGGGACCAGTTGTTGTTTTTATTGGTCGTCGTGATACAGGTAAGAGTTTTTTAGTTAGAGATTTATTATACTATCATCAGGACATTCCAATTGGAACAGTTATATCTGGCACTGAGGCTGGTAATGGTTTTTATGCCAAGCACGTTCCAAAGCTGTTTATTCATGATGAATATAATACTGCTATCATTGAAAATGTGTTAAAGCGGCAAAAGATTGTACTCAAACAAATTAAAAAGGAGACGGAGGCCTATGGTCGTTCAAATATTGATGGTCGTGCTTTTGTTATTTTGGATGATTGTTTATGGGATAATGGTTGGGCTCGCGATAAGATGATGCGCCTCTTATTTATGAATGGGCGACATTGGAAAATTATGACAACGATTACAATGCAATATCCTCTTGGTGTTCCACCTAATTTACGAACAAATATTGACTATACCTTTATTCTTCGGGAACCCTATATTAATAATCGGAAACGAATTTATGAAAATTATGCTGGTATGTTTCCTACCTTTGAATCATTCTGTCAGGTGATGGATCAGTGTACTGAAAATTATGAATGTTTAGTTATTGCTAATAATGCTCGTTCTAATAAGCTAGAAGATCAGATATTCTGGTATAAAGCCGACCCACATGACGACTTCAAGCTAGGTTCCGCAGAATTTTGGGCTCTTTCGGAAGGTGTTAATTCTGATGAAGAAGATGAAGCCTATGACCCCACAGCAGTGAAAAAAGGTCCGCGTATAAATGTCAAGAAGAGTAAATGGTAATTATTTTAATTGTCTTATTTCCTTAGCCTTCTGCATAATTCGAGAAATAAGTTTCTTTCTTTGTCGCATTTTATATAATAATATGTCCTCAGAGTCGGGTAATGTAGGGGTCCACTCTGTCCAAATTTCGTTTTGTTCTTGTGCCCACCATCGGGTATTTCCTTTAGAAAATGAAACCATTCCTACTATTTTTCCTCTATAGTGAACATTTACATCATAAATAGAATTATTTGTATGCCAAAATGATTTAGGGAATGTACATTCATTATAAAAGGCGTCTACATCTAATGCTTTGTCCATTATTATATTAATTATAATAATTGACTTTAAATTACTTCAATCTTACAAGGTTTTCCACCGCCAAGTCCAACGCGTTTCATAAAATCTTCATTATTTTCACTCTTAAAATTAAAATTACATTTATGCTGCTCTGGAAGGCGATGCTTATTACAAAAACATTGCTGACAACGACACGGCATATCAGTTAGTGTTAATTTCTTCTTACATTCAGGCTGGTTACACCGCTTTTTCTTCTTTTTCACTTTTTTCATTTTGTTTCCCATTCTTTGTATGAATATTTAAATTGTTAACTATAAAATACTTCAATTTATTTGTCTTTATCATCTGATGTTTCTTCTGTAATAGGTGATAAATTAACCTTGACATTAGAAACTGGATTATCGCGCGCTTCACGCTCCTTGAATTCCTTCAATGCGTCGGGCTTGTCGCTAGTCCGCACATTTTCACCCTCAAAGAGTTCGCGCCTAATATCTGCAGAACTTACTATATTACCAGTCCCCAACGATGACTCGATTGTGGACATCCCCGCCACACCTACCAAATTACCTTGTTCGTTAATATTTTGTGTTAATTTGTTACCTGTTTCAAGGGCCTTTTTCTTATTCTCCTCGATGGCGCGGCGTTTTGATTCTTTGACGCGCTTTTCGAAAGCATTGCGGGCCTGCTGTTCATTTGCATTTTTCTCTTTCATTAGTTGATTAAGTTCATCTTCCATATATTCGACACGCCCGGTTTTATAGGCTTCGGGTTCCCACGGCATCCACATACCTACAGGCCCCACATACACATCATGATTTGGGTCTATTTCGCGCAGAAGTTTAGCACGAAGCTCGGCTTCTTGCTGTGTGGAATAAGAACCGCGAATCTTTAGCCCTCGAACACTAGTTTTGAAGTTATTTATAATATTGAATTGTTCGATTAGTTGTTCTTCTTTAGCATCTAGGAAGTTTTTATAATCATCTCCAACATTTGTATCAGTAAGTTTAGCTTTTTCGCTTTTAAGGAATTCTTGAAAATCTGTCATTACAGCTTCAAAACCTATATCATGCTTATAGGATACGAAATTTAAAAACTGCGTAAATTTTTCTATAGATTTAGTCAAATCAAAATGTTTTAGGAACTCTTCAAAAAGATAGATATTTTTTTGTTTCAAGATATTTTCAGGTGATACAAATGATACACACGAAAACTTCTGTCCAGCAATTGGTTTATCTTCTTCCAATAAGTCAATGTATTTAGGATTCTCTAATCCGTTGGATTGCAATCTTCTCTCATAACCTTTAGACATTATATTACATATAAGACAATTGATATTTAAGTTTTGAAAAATATAATATATTTTTTTCTTCCCAATATTTATAATATGCTTCAAGAAGTGAATAAAATGTTAGATTTGGGTGAACTTATCAAACGTGCCGTTAAATATTTAGTCGAAGGGTTCATGGTAGCTGTTGCCGCTTATGCCATCCCTAAGCGTTCCCTCAACCTCGACGAAGTTCTTCTTATTGCCTTGACTGCTGCTGCCACCTTCAGCATTCTCGACACTTACGTACCAAGCATGGCGGTATCTGCGCGCACTGGCGCCGGATTCGGTATCGGCGGCAACCTTGTCGGGTTCCCTCGTTAATTAACTATTCCTATTTGAATTATGATAAGAAAAATTATTTTTTTATCATATTGTTGAGATGAATTCCCATTTTAATTCTTTACAAATTTTTTTCCAAATTTCGTCCTGTTCAATACGTTTTACAGGATCTTTAAGCATTGGAAAATAAGCCAAAAATTCGGTTTCATTTAATAATTCACACATTTTATATAGAACGTAATAGTAGTTTAGAAAGTTTACGCGATCATCTGGACAATGTGTAGCATATGGACGCTGGATCTCCATAAATAAATTACATAGTATATCTTCTAATTTTTGCGACATTACAGGGGGCTTAATTCCTAATTTATCTTTTATGAAAGGAATATGCTCATAATACTTATTATATCCCAGCTTCTTTAGTATATCTTTTGCTTTTTTATTTGTCATTTGTTTCAGTTCTATTCTTTCCTTCTTGATCTGTTGTTTTATATCTTCCAGAACTTCAGTGGGTATTTGTGTTGTTTCTTTAGCCTGAAACTGCGCCAATATCTCTCGAAAGTGATTTATTCTTTTATATGCATAAAAACATACTTCCTTTGGTGGTTCTTTATAGGATGGTTTTTCGTGTTCGATAAGATATGGTTGCTGGCTTGCACAATTCTTACATACTAATATACCCTCATAATCCACCGGTACGAGCTCACCCCCGCAAGCCTGACACGCTTCATGATTTAGCTTATAATTATCTATGCTTAAAAATTTTTCATCTATTCCTTCCAAGTATTTTTGATTTTCATTCATGACATCTAGCGTCGGTGCCATTATTTTTTTATTTTTATTGAAGAAAGAATGTAATATTTTCTTTTTACTATTTCCTTCTGATATCTCTCTTTTTTTTTCAAAATAATCAAAAATATAACGCGAGTTTTTAAGCAAATATTCTTTTTTTGCTTTTTTATGTTGTTTGATTTCTTTTGTTATAGAAGTTATAAGATCCTCTATATCACGGCGTTCCTCGATTTTTATACAATTAGTGTTGAGTTTTCTCTGTAGTTCAATTCTTTGTTTTCGTAACTTAGGGATTCTTACTCGTTGTATCGTGTTAAACTGAGACATTTTTTCGTGGTGCTGACTATCTATTGTCGCAGCCATCTTCTTATTTACTTTGAATTTTTTAGAGGCTTTTGGTTTAAAATGAGGCATAATACATATAATAACTACTTTTTTAATTATTAAATATATAAATAAATAAGTTTAATAATGTAGCCCCTTTTCTAAGTCAACATTAATGGCAACCATTGATGCCGCATCAGATTTAAAAGTTAATATCGTTCAACTGCAAAAAATGGCATTTTTATTTAATGCATTAGAAAATGGATGGACTATTAAGAAGAAGAAGGATTGTTATGTTTTTAGCAAACCTCATAATGGTCAGAAAGAAGTTTATCTTGATTCATATCTGAAACGATTTATGGTAAGCAATCTTGATTTAAATAGTATAATTAATAATTAAGGGAAAAGGACATTTCCATAATTTTTTTTTCTTTAGCAATATTATAACACTATGGGAGGAGGATTGATGCAACTTGTAGCTTACGGTGCCCAAGATGTTTATCTTACGGGTAACCCACAAATAACTTTCTGGAAAGTAACTTACCGCCGTCACACTAACTTCGCCATGGAATCGATCGAGCAGACTTTCAATGGCCAGGCCGACTTCGGCCGCCGTGTGCAATGCACCATTTCTCGCAATGGTGACCTTGCCTACCGCACCTACCTTCAGGTGGTGCTTCCACAGATCAATGCATGCCCGGACACCGCCAACCAAGGGTCGGCGCGCGATGCTAACTGGGCCCGCTGGATTGACTACCCGGGTATTAACATGATCGACTACGTCGAGGTTGAGATTGGCGGACAGCGCATTGACCGCCAGTACGGCGACTGGATGCACCTCTGGAACCAGCTCACCATGACCGCCGAGCAAGAGCGTGGTTACAAGAAAATGGTGGGACAGACCACCGAACTTACCTACTTGACTGACCCATCGTTCTCGACTGTGAACACCCCATGCGACACCGGTGCCCCGTGCAACGTGTGCACGCCGCGGTGCTCGCTCCCGGAGACCACCCTTTACGTGCCGCTCCAGTTCTGGTTCTGCCGCAACCCGGGTCTCGCACTTCCTTTGATTGCCCTCCAGTACCACGAGGTCAAGATTAACCTTGAGTTGAACGGACTCGACTGCCTCTTGTGGGCGGTGGACAGCCTGTCCGGCAACGGGGTCGCCGGGACCAGCAACAAGACCGTGCAGGGCGCTTACACTAAGTCCCTTGTCGCTGCCTCGCTCTACGTTGACTACGTCTTCCTTGACACTGACGAGCGCCGCCGCATGGCTCAGAACCCACACGAGTACCTCATCGAGCAGCTCCAGTTCACTGGCGCCGAATCTGTTGGGTCCTCGAGCAACAAGATTAAACTCAACTTCAACCACCCGTGCAAGGAGCTTGTCTTCACTGTCCAGAAGGATTACTTCGTGGACTGCTGCAAGCAGTACGAGACTGATGAGCAGCTGTACAAGGCGCTTGGTGTGCAGCCATTCAACTACACTGATTGCATTGACGCGCTTCCCAATGCCTACCACGCCTTTAGCGGTCCGGGGACCAGCGGGCGCGGCGAGTTCATTGTCAGCGGACTTTTCGTCGACCCAGGCGCGGACGCGGACGGCGGTGGGGACGAGTGGCCGACCTCCTCGTACGCCGATGGCTGGTACGGGACCAGCGGGGCGCCGCTCAGCAGCGTGCAGGATGAGTCGCTTGTTTCGGACTCGGGCGCCTTCGTGCTCGCCGAGACTGCGCTCTGCATGCACTGCTGGGGACAGAACCCAGTGGTCACTGCCAAGCTCCAGCTCAACGGACAAGACCGCTTCTCGGAGCGTGAAGGAACCTACTTCGATTTGGTTCAGCCGTACCAACACCACACGCGCTCGCCGGACACTGGTATCAACGTTTACTCGTTTGCACTCCGCCCGGAGGAGCACCAGCCGAGCGGTACCTGCAACTTCTCGCGTATTGACAATGCCACCCTTCAGCTTGTCCTTTCCAACGACACAGTCGGAGGAGATGACACTGCTAAGGTTCGCGTGTACGCGACCAACTACAATGTGCTCCGCGTGATGAGCGGGATGGGCGGGCTTGCCTACTCCAACTAAATATATTTTATGGTTTATTTTTTTTTAAAGTATGATGCAACATTTAATCTTCATACTTTATATATGACCGAAGGTAGTAATATGATATTGACAATTGTCTTACTGACCCTTTTTATTTATGTCCTCTTCTCACACAAAACACCCTCTAGCAATATTGTCGTTCTCCGTCCGCCCGGTACAGGATATCGTCCGCGAGTAGGACCCGGCGCTGGGTGGCGACCGGGCTTTAGACGTAGGCATCACCGCTGAGAAATAATTTCTAACTAACTTATATATTATGAATGCAATATTAGGCTTCGCACTCTTTTTTAGTATTATTGCTGCATTATTTGATACATATTACTATACAAAAAGAAAATGGCAGGCACACCAAGCAGGAAGTACAGGTGATATGCGAATATTAGGACAACGTATCTATGTTCGCAAGCCCCGCGAATTACTTGTTATGATACTTGTTGTTTTTATCATCCTTTCTATTTTTTTCTCTAGATAATTATTATATGAACATCAATCATATTGTCATTATCCTATTAGTAGTTATTTTATTATTTATGACTTTCTCACCTAGACCCAAATACTATACCTTTCGCCGCAGCCCATACAGAGAATGCGAATATGGAGAGATGGGGTGCGGTCCCGATTCTTGGGCACCACGTCGCCCACATCGTCCTTCACGACATGGAGGGTCAAAATGGAATAAAGAAGTAAAGCACCGGACACAACAACGACGAGGCGATGAGCGTCGCCAGCGGCGCTCAAATAGTCGCCATAGGAAACGCGAACCTTTAGTCGAAGGACTTACTGGACCCGGTTCCGGTGTTGCAGAAAGTAGTGACGCCTTTAACCCAAGCTGTCCACCTCCCACAGTTCAACCACAAGCAACAACCGCTGGCGGGGCAGGGGAAGGACCACCATATCTCTCATATGATTGTTTAGATGATATGTGCACACAAGTGCCACGTGCAACAGGAACGTACTGGACTAAGGATTGTGACGGCAACTGCGCCCCACCGCCGCCGGTATACTACCCCGGGTATCCTCCGAATGACGGATACCCATCACGCGGCGCAGGACCTGACGCAACTGCCGGACCACTATATTGCCCCACTTAAATTTATAGTATTAGCGCGTTAGTATTAGCTAATTTTCCGTTACATTCTTCAAGATGAAAATAATATTAAAAATTGATTTAAAAAAAAAATAGTTACTTATATCAAAGATGCAGATTTTCGTGAAGACACTTACAGGCAAGACAATTACTCTGGAGGTCGAGTCCTCAGACACCATTGAAAACATTAAGACAAAGATTCAGGATAAGGAGGGTATTCCTCCTGATCCGCAACGTCTTATCTTTGCTGGCAAGCAACTTGAGGATGG